AGAGACAAGCGCGGAGGAAACACGGCGCCCCACGCCAGCACGCGGATCAGTCAACAGGAAGTAAACCAGATCAGAAAACTTATTGGCAGGACCGACAGTGTTGGTATCAAATCGCAGTGTGGATACACCGTCTGGAATCCACAAACGCACTTGATCCAGGCTGGTGATGGAACGGCTAGAGCGCAATGCCATGCCGAACATGGTCATGCTGTTATACGTTGGTAGTTCAGGATTGGTAACGCTTTCGTTGACGTAGATCACCTCGTGCTCGGGGTTGGAGCTGTTTGATTTATCCAGTTCTTCGTAGTGGGATACGTCGGCAATTTGACTAGCCAGCTCAAACCAACGTTCTTCGGTTGCTGGATCACCGGGAATGTACACGCTGTCATGAACAACGCGCAGGCGAGGTCCGGTTGTTCCGTTGTAAAACCTATTGCTGACGTAGATCTGGTCATCAAACGTGTAGTTGTTAGGTGGCTCATCGGACCAGCCGATGATGGTCATTGTCGAAGGGTTTTGCCATTCCCATCCGCCGCTTAGTTCGTTTTCAGGACGGTTAATACTGACGGCTGTTAGCCGTACACGAACTGTTTTTCCGGTTGTCCAGGTCAGGTCGATATTGACAGAGCGCTCTTGCCCTTTGTAATCCGTGGCAAGCCCTAAATAGCTGGTGTGCCAGCCGCCAAATTTCCCTCTTGTTGTCCATGACGGCAGCCACTCATCAACGACAAGACGAGCGGCTTGTGTGCGCCAAGTGCCCTCGACGCCAGCCTTACCTTTTGTTCTGAACTCTCTGTTAGCTCGAACGTCAATAGCCGCAACAATATCTCCTGTTGTTGTGAGCCTGAAAGTTCCGTACCGCGTAACGTAATCAGCGCCAATGATTTGACCGCCGTTGGCATTTAGTCGCCAAAATTGCGCATCATCAGGGCTGAATTGGCGTACATCAGCGCCACTTTTTGGAATAAAACGGAACTCAAACTGTCCGGGTTGTCTGCCTTTGATACGGATGTAGTTGAACTTGTCAGTTGGCGTCTGACCTGTAACGCAGAACTGTTCGCCAAGCAGCTCCCACGGGAAGGGTTGACCGTTTGTGTCGAGTCCAACAGGGCGCAATGCAATGGTAAAAACACTGCTGCGGGCGAAATAACCGTTGCGCGTTCCAGTGGTAAGAGTGACGCCATTGCGGTCAAACTGCGCCAGTCGTGCGGGTGTTGGGACTTCCGGGAAGTTACACAGTCCGTTGGCACGGTTCCAGACTTGGGACTTGATGCCAAACTCCGTGGCGTCTACAACCCGTTGGTTGCGGATGGTCGCAAACGAGATGTGCAGCAGCGGGAAGAACGATGGTCCGATCCACTGGTCTTCGTAGGTTTCACCGTCGTAACCGATTTGATTGATTGTTGCTTTTGTACCGGCGATACCAATCTCGGTAGAGCCGCCAGTGGTTTCAATGCATTTCAAGGTGTAGTCATAATTGCCTTGCCCTTTACGCCAAGCGCCAAGCGGGCGAGAGATGACCTGCCACACAGTGCGACCGATCATGAACATTTCGCCTACTTGTAATTTGTCGTCGGCTTCTTCACGTTCAGTTTGTGAGCGCGAGTCTTGGTCGTCAAGTGTTACTCCAGACTCAGTAGCGAAACTGTTGTCGTTGTACTGTTTGTCGACAATACGAAAATCAACGGTGTCGTTAACGCTAACGATGACGCGAGTTGGCAGGTAGTATTCAGTGCCGTTGTGCTTCACCAAGCCCATAAAGCAGCTATAGCCAGCGCCCTCGCCTGGCATCCCATCTTCAGGTTGGTTGGCTGCACCGCCTGCGATTTTGCGACGTGTAGCCCGAAGACGGTGGTCAGGATCTTCACCATCCGGAATTGATATGACTTGCCAGTTAATCTTGTTGTGCGTGCCGTTTTTGATCGCGTCGTAAACACCAAATGCGGTGCTGCCCGTTGGAGTATAGACAGACGAAAAGCCTGTGTCTACAGCGGCTGCAAGCGTTGGACACTGGAAAATATCATCGTGCGGCTCTGGGTCGCCTGAGTAAGGTTCAGCTCTTGTACCAGCAAACAGATCAGCCGCTTTTACGCGGCAATCAGCCTCACGGCTTGCCCAATAAAACGCATACTGCTCGCGCGGCAGTGATGCCATCGGCATCGAGCCAAGGTAGATACCGTTTACATCCGGTGTTGTCATGGTGCTTTCACCCACGACATACAGCCCTTTGTAACCTTGGCTGCTGCCGTAGCTAAACATCCGCGACCACACCAGCGAAGGTGTTACCAAGATTCCGCCGGTTGTATGTGTGTCGCGCTGGGTATAACGCCCAAAGACAATCGGGATAGGTAGTCCAAATTGTGCAATATCGGCGCTACCTTCAAAACCAAATGTTTGATTGAAACGGCTACGACCGTTGGCGCTGGCAAGGCGGCGGGTGCGACCTTGGGATGGGATTTCTGGCTTAGGAGTTAGAAAATAAGAAACGGCGCTCATTACCGCGCCAATGGCCAAGCTAATAAGAACAGACGTTGTTGCGGGGTCATTTCTTACATCTGGAATGCGTGCGTATTCAGCAGGACGTTCACGACCAAGAAGTGTTACTTGTTGTTTGTACCAGCGGTATTCTTCTTCGCTGCACCCGATTGTTGCGATCAGGTCGCGTTCAAACGGGAGTAGTGGCGCAGCATATGCACGGGCTGAAACATCGCGGTAGGGCACCAAGCCACTTCCTGCCTGATCTCGCTGATGTGGATCACGCCCTGCTGCCATACCACTCCAAATGCGTGCTTATGCGTGGACAGCAAAACCACGTCTCCGTCAAGTGTAGCCGAGCTGATCCTGGTTCCCCACTGCAATAGCTCGCGTGCTACTTGACGCCAAGATGCTGTGTACCAATGCTGGGACGATGATGGGCGCGGAATCTGTAGCTCGTCTAGCGCCAGCAGCACCATGTGGATGCAGTCGATTGCGTCTCCGCCGGTCGCACCATATTTGTAAGGCGTTCCGATCAAATCAGAAACGCACATACGAGGATGCAGGCAGTTTGCCGACTAGCCGTTGGTGGAGTGTTCGATTCGGTACGTCAGCGCTAACAGCATCCAAAACACTATTAAGGCGCAAATTGATCGCGCTTTCGTCCCAGCCGCCAGAAGCAATAACGCCGGTATACGTGTGCAGCAGTTGCTGGGAGCCTGAATTTATTGGATCAACAATGCACACATCAACCGATGCCAGCCACGATTCAGTTACCGCCTGACCAGCCCATGAACGGCTTAGGTCGTTGTTGGGGAAGGTCAAAGCAGCATCAACATTGTCGCCTTTGATGTTGATAGAGATACCGCTAAAACCGAACGGCATGAAGCTGTGCAGGTAGTTGTTGCGTGTGACGCCTGCGCGGATGTAGAAGTTCTGGAACGCCAAGACGTTGCCGTTGTCTTGGGTGAAGCGCACAAAATGGCCGATGGCGTACTGCATTACATTCCGAGGCGACGGCGGGTAGAACTGGACTGCTGCAAGCGGCGCAACGTTGACTGCTCACCTTGTTTAGCGCCTTGACTGGCGGCTTGCTGCATACCACGCTGGAATTGATCGGCGGTAACGTAATCGACGCTGTTGATGCGTTCGACGGTGTAGCGCACGTCGATGGCCGCTGGTGCCATTGTGGCGGTGCCGCTCATGTCGCCGCCTTCGCCACCGTTGCCGGGGATGACGCTGGACCCACGGGCGCCGGCTGAATACCGTCCCATTGCGGTACGCATCTTGCTGGCGGGGATGACGTACTCAGGTTCGCCGCCCTCGCCGATCAGCGCATTCGTTGGTCCGGTGACAAAGCCACCTTCGGCATAGCCGCCAACCTTCAGGCCGGGGATAGGCGACTTAAGCGCACCAGTGCCGGTGAGATTTTTATTGGCAGTACCCAGCGCATTGCCTCCGCCGCTCAAAGCATTAAGGATAGTTTGCAGAATAATCAGCGTCATCTGCTTGGCAATAATCTCAACTGCCATGCTGATAAAGGCGTCACCAATACTCTTGAAGGCATCTGCTAGCGCCTGCTGAGTTGTTTTTGCCCCAGTGATGACTTCGCCAAACGCGGTGCTAAACGCAGTACCGATAGCTGTTGCGCCATTAACGATTGCGTCAACCTGAAGTTTGATTGGATCAAGATCTTCTTTTAGCTTGGCTATTGCATCAGTCAAGCCAGAAACAACAGTGCCACCGCT